CAATGGCTTTGTAAGGTGCTTTCACTTGACTACTCCAATCATCCGTAGAGCCGCTTCTGGGCAATCTATTCTTGCCAAGGTACTACCTGACCAATTCTCGAAAAAGTCGGCTTGTAGCTTCGTTAAAGGCTTTTTAGAGGTGCTTTTAATCTCCACCAGAAAGGTGTGTCCTTTGTAGCCAACCAAAAGGTCAACTGGTAAGCCAATAATCCAGACATAAGCGTTTGCCGCCCTAAGTGCTGAAACTATCTGTTCTTGGTTTGCATCAACTCTGGCTGCGTGTCTCATTTCGTAACCTCGTCATTCTGTCCCTCAAAAGCAAAGTATCTGACTTTCCTCTGATTCGTTCCAAGTCCACGCACACACCCTGCCACCAGAGCAACGCTTTGCTTGAGCCAATCGTCAATTTCTTTTGGTTGTACCTGCGTATCCATTCGAGGGCTTCTGAGTTTTTGAAGTGTTCTAGTTCTTCTGGATTCATTTGTAGGCCATTCAAAGTTCATGCTTTTCTCACTTGCTTGGCAAACTGTCTAAAACTTTCGGGCATTGGTGCAGCTTTTTTTGCATCCTCAATAATCTTTATGAGGGCAGGGTCAGGCTCATTTGATGGTGCAACTGTGAGCCTCACAACATCGTAAGGATTTTGTTTAGGTGCGTTTGTGCTTCTCACCCAATTACGCCAAGTAGCAAACCAATCCAACTTCACACCCTTCTGACCTGCTTGGGCTATCCAGTAATCCTTGAACTGGTCAAAGGTTTTGACAGGACTAAGTTCTGGTCTTGTCTGTTGACAGAAGTCTTCCCATTCTTTTGGAAAACTAAAATCAGAAGCGAGGCGTTTGCCGAGTGTCTTCTTCTCTTGGTTCTTGGTTAATGGTTGTTGGTTATTGGTTGGTTGAACCTCTGTTGAACGCTCGTTTAACGTCTGTTCAACGCTCGTTGGATTCTTGTTCATCGCTCGTTTAAGTGCTGATGCTTTTCCAGCCTTAGAAGCAGTAGTTAATTGTTGCCTGTAGTGTTCAATTTCTTTATCGCATCTGGTGTGATGCCAGCATTTATTCTGCTCATCAAGAATAAAAAACATCTCTAAAAGACCCTCAAGAACTTCTTGATTGTCCCTAGTCCCTGTCTTCATTCCAAGTTCAAATAAATTGTTTGGCAATGGCTTTTCAGAGTCGTAATAAAGCCAAATTAACTTGAGATAAATCCCAATTTCTTCATTCGTTAAAAATGAAGTGTCCTTGATGAAATCACCAATATGATGTTGGTAGTAGTGCATATCCGCCTTTTAAACACCCCTAAAAGAAACAATCGGCAGGAGAGGGGATAACTCTTTTCGGCAGGGTAATTACTCCCCACCTAGCCGTGTTTCAAAACATTGTACTATATTTTCTGATTATTTGTGATACCAGAAGTAAAGTATGGATTGCCCTTGTAGAACTGGTTAGCCTGTTGCTTCATTACTCGGTACTCAGTAGATGTAAAGATACCCTTGGCATTACGAATGTCAAAGGGATTTAGCTTGTTGTAAGGCTCATCATTAGCGGCTTTAGTGGCCTCAATCATGCGAGGCTCTAAGGTGTACTTGCAGACCCATGAGCGTCCAATCTTGACTTTCTCCATAGTCAATTCTTTCTTGCGAAACATCTTTTTGCAAGCAGCCACAATAGAAGTACGAGGAATTCCTGTTAGGTTTTCCATCTCTTGTGCTGTGAGTGAGCCATTCTGCAAAGCCCTGATAATTACTTGTTGAGTCATTTGAACCACTCTGGTCTGAGTTCTTTTAGTTGATAAATGCGTAGTTTAGGGATTGTCTTCCAGAGAAAGACAGCCGCCCTAGTTATGCCAAGGATTCTAGCAAGCTCACTTTGTGAGCCAGCAAGTGTGATAGCAGTTTGTTTATCCATCCTTCCAGTATAGCAAAGTTAACAAAATACAACACTAGGGAAAATACCTACAAAATAATTGTTGACCTGCTTGTTTAGTTTGCTATACTGCACTCAGCCCATAACAAAACGTAAGTGGGTAATTAAGGAAATCAAGATGACTAAGTTATTTAATGCAGACTGCTACTTTAAAGAAGAACAATACAACCCAAGAATTCGGGCTACTGTTCCTCCAGCTTGGGTAGTTGAGTTTGATTGTGCTTTGCCAAACACAAATGTCCCACCTGTGTTCTTTGGACATTCTCGTAAAGAAGCAATCCAAAACGCAATTGATTGCTTAAAGTCTATGGGTTTAACAGGACGTTTAATTTTAAACTAAATCAACAGGGGGCTTAGTCCCCCAATTAAGGAGAACCAAATGAAAAGTAAGATTATTCAGACGCTAGTTGAATGTGTGTTAGCCATCGTTATCTTTGGCGGCATTGGCGTAATGCTCGCATGGAGGGGTTGATCATGGCGTTCTTACTACCATTCACCACACGACAAGTCTGCAAAGCGATGGCAGACAGCATGGTCAAGTATGACAACGCACTAGACAAAGATGACTTCTGTAACCCAGATGTTCCGCTAGTTGTCAGACTAAAGAACAAACGATACGGAGTTCTTAGTTATGGTGGCGACCCTGCTGAAGAAGGTTTAGTGCTTGAACTTGTGGAGTTGAAATGAATATTCCACTTTTCCCAAATCAAAACGCCAATCAATCAATGCAGGGAATCACTTTGCGAGATTACTTTGCGGCTCAAGCGATGACCGCTGTAATCATCAACTCAGATAGGCAATCTACCAATGTTGAAGAAGTTGATCTTTGGATTGGTAGTTATTCGTATATCGTTGCCAATGCCATGATGAAAGCGAGAGAACGATGAACACACGATTCTTAACTCATGTCCGCAGAATCTTTGCATCGTACGATGCGCCTCCCGCGACCATTCGATCTTATCAGCGTCAATGGATTCGCTCTGTACGGCAGCTTGGCGACAAGTGGCTTGTAGCAAAGCCTATCGAAAGAATCCAATGAAAAGAGAAGATGCAATCAAAGACTTGTCGCATGACGATTACTGCTGTTACTGCACAGAACCAAAGGGCGACAAATACACCTGCTGCTCAGAAAACCACTTTATCCCTTTTGAGTTTTTATACGATGAAGATAAAGAAATAATGATTAAAGAATATTTAAGTAAAGGAAATTAAAATGGTACACAAGAAGTTAATGCAAGCAAGAATCATTTTGCAAAACGCACCCTTAAAGAAGTCTGGTCACAATAAGTTTGCTGGTTACAGTTACTTTGAACTTGGTGACTTTATGCCAGAGATAAATGCAATCTTTAATGAAGTTGGTTTGTGTGGTGTAGTGTCCTACGATTCAGAGATAGCAAGCCTGACCATCACAGACACAGACGATGGCACTAGCCTAGTGATTACATCACCAATGGCAGAAGCCAATCTAAAGGGCTGCCATCCTATCCAGAACCTTGGTGCAGTTGAGACATACACAAGACGCTACCTATGGGTCACGGCTATGGAAATCGTAGAGCATGATGCTCTGGATTCCTCTGCGCCTATTAAGGAAGAAAAGATTATCATCACACCTACTCAGGGTGCAATGGATACCATCCCAGAGGATGAGCAGAACTATCTCAAAGAGTTAGCAGTTGATTTAATTGCTACCTGTGAGCAAGGTGACCCCAAGAGTGCTTGGGTTAAGTTGGAAAAAGAGAACCTAGACAGCGAACAGAAAGTTGCTCTATGGACTTTGCTTCCTAGTAAAGTAAGAAGTGCATTAAAAAATGCGAAAGGATAAATATGGAATACGACAACAACAATAGGGGTTCGCTCTTTAAGAACGACAGAAAAGACGATGCTAAGTTTCCTGACTATAAAGGGTCTGTAAACGTAGAGGGTGTAGAGTATTGGCTATCTGCTTGGATTAAGTTAAGCAAGGACGGACAGAAGTTCATGTCTTTGTCTATCAAGAATAAGAACGCTGATGCTTCTTTGCAACCTAAGAAAAAGGTTGTATATGAGGATGACGCACCATTTTAAGTTAACGGAGGGAACGCTGTGCAAAGGCTTTTCTAGCTTGCGGACGAACAGTTAGTACCTCCACCTCAAGGAGAAAATAATGAAAGACCTTTTCGACAACATGAAAGAGTCAATGGACAGATTCTTTGGTACTGAACCATTTAAGCTACATCGTAAAGATAGCCCAGAAACCTCGAAAGAAGCAGCGCAGACAGTTGATAGCACTAAGCTAGAACAAATCGTCTACGAGGCTATTAGAGGCTTTCCTGACGGGTGTATTTCAGATGAAGTTCTAGAGGCACTACCAGAGCATCGTTACTCATCAGTAACCCCTCGCTATCGTGCTTTGCTAGACAAAGGCTTTATTGAGATTACTGGAACTAGGGTAGGACGCTCTGGCAAACAACAACGAGTTATGAAGTCTAAGCAATAATGTCCAAGGCATGATTGATGTGTTTGATTCTGTCATCCAGACCAATCGTGCCCCCATTTATCTTTTTAGTCATCATCAAGAAGTCACGGCTATCAGCATACTGATTTAGCTTGTGTGTCTGCCAGAACCACCCTGCTGTCATTGCAGCGTATTTAGGTGTTCTAACTAACTCTGGTTGCATTACAAAGTCTTCCCCCAAGGCTTGCCCTGCATGGAAGAAGTTGCTATGACCAGTAAGCTGTAAAAATCCAGAGCCACGGAAACGAAACCCATCCCCAGACGCTTCATCCCTGTTACCCATACGATTACCATAGATTCTGTTAGCAATGCGCTGTGGTTGCTTCTCGTAGGCAGCAGCTTCCTCTGGTGTGAAACCCCATGCTCGTTTGGGTGTTCTAGGGAATAACTTTAAAAGCGTAGCAGCACGATAGTTTAAGTTTTCTTCCATGATGCGAAAGTTTCCACACTCATGCCCACATTGACCAATCCAACTTGCTTGCTGGACAGGTGTGCTAATTCCGAATCTATCAAATGTCTCATTGAACGCATCTGCTAGAGATGGGTCTATGTGCATCTTTTTAAGTTGGTCAGGGCTTACCATTTAAGAGATTCCTTACTTCGTTGTATGAGTCCACACAAGCATTGAGTGCAATAGTATTTCTATCACCTTGTGCAACTATTTCGGCAATGGCTTCGATGGTTGCTCTTTCGGCATCAGAAGCTGTGTCAGTCGGTCTGTCAGGTTCACTGGTTGCTTTTGTATCTGCGCTGGCAACGGGGGTATTTGTGGGGGCTTGTATGTTACTGGAGGGGCAGAGGCGCAACTTGCCAGCACGATTGGCAACAGCAAGAGCAGTAGTTTTTTTGTTGATAGCATCATTGGCTTCCTGTAGTTTTGCAGATTGTTGATTAAGTTTCTCACCCATGTTTTGCTCTATCTGACGAGCCTCCTCGTTCTTTTTGGCAATGGCAATCTTCATATCACCATCACGCTCTAGCCATCCGTAGTGGTGTCCTACTCGGTATGTACCAAAGAGAGATACCAAAACACCTACGATAAGCCATGGGAGGGGTATAGGTAACATTATTCAGCCTCTTTTCTTGCTTGTGCTATTTCTTCACGCTCTTGGTCATCCTCAAGATGCTCTGGAGGCGTAGTCGGAGGAGGAGGGGGAGTCCACGATTCATCTAGTTCTGGATTCTTCCAAACAGGCATAGCACCGAAAGGTTGACTAGGAAGACCGCCATAAGCACCTTGAGGGTTATAGGCTGGAGGAGTTGATTGATAACCGCCTCCATAACCGCCACACATAGGTTGTGTTGGTGGAGTAGGCATCATGCGATTTGCGATGGCCCTAGACCCCTTGTTTAGCGCATACATCCCAATCAGAGTCGTGATACTGCCAACCAACAAAAGAACAATGTCATTTAACATTTTAAGTACCGCAGCATCTAGAGGCGCAAGAGATTTGATTGGTTGCGTCACAAAAATTATTGAATACAAAAATGCTATAACTATTGTTCCAAACACTAACATGACAACAACAACCGCAAAAAGCCAACCGCAAACTTTTAGAAGTTCTATGAGTTCCTCAGTGCTTTTAACTTCGGCAACTTTCATTTTTTTGCTTCCTCTGGTTGTACGTTTTCAATTTGCTTTGTCAAAATAGGTGCAACTAAGTATTCTGGACAAGTCTGCGTAAATAGGCAGCGAGGCTTTTGACATTGTTCAGCAACAAAATTATCTGGGTTCTGGCAAAAATATCTATATCTATCTTCACATCCAACTAGCAGTAATAGAAGTAGTAGATATTTCATTTGCCTAATCCTATTCTACCCAGCAGTAAATTAACGATCCGATCCGAGAGATCATCGGGCAAAAAGCGGAGAAAACCAAGCAGCCATAAAGCCACTACACCATAAACGAATATCTTTAGGCAGAGGTCAAACGTCTTCTGATACTCGTTCATTTTTTTTTAACCTTGGATAAACAATTACCCAAAACAAATAGTTAAGAGGTACAGCAGACCAAAGAACTATATCAAACCAAATCATCTGCCACACCTTTTAGTGGTTTCGCAGAAGTCCATCAACTCATAGATACCAATAAACACCAAGAACAATACAAAAGCCACGCCACCAATGATGATTGCTAACTGTTGCATTTCTTCTTCTTCTTCTTTAGCCTTTTTCTCTGCCTTCGCTAAAGACCTGAGTTCTCTGGCATCATCTATGTCCATTTGGTCTTGACGGGCTTTGATTTTGTTCCATATGTCTATTTTTCCTGTGGTCATAAAGAGCAGCTTTAACTCCTCCTCAAAGGCTCTGGCTTGCTCTAGTGCCATCTCAATCTGGAGAGCAGTCCCCATGTTTGAGCCTTTGCTTTTCTTAGCATCAATCAATGCCTTGGTAGCGGTACTCTTGGCATCAAACATCTTGCCAATCATGGGCGCAAGAGAGCCTAAGTCATTGGCAACCTTACTCGCCTTCTTGACCATCGAAATAGCGTTTTGTATCCCTGCTAGGGCACTCATGGGGTCGATGGGAATCATCTCTTGTCTACCTTTTGCCACTCAAGGCATACTACTTTGCGGTTATAAACATCTCCTGTCCATGCCCACCGCACACAGCGATATTCAGTTTTATCTTTGCTAGATGCCACCAATGTAAAAAGAATTGAAAGCACCAGCAGCCATTTCACGGCATAGCCCAAAGAATCACATGACTACAGAACATGACAAAGCAAAACATAAAGGCTAGAGCCACAATAGCTTCTAGCCAATCCATCATTTTTTAAGCCATGTCTGCCAGATAGCACCAGCAGCTATGACTAAGCCACCAATCCACAAAACTGGTTGGGCAATAGATGCAATCCAGTTAAGAACTTTTACAGCACCCTTGGCAGCATCAATAGCCTCTACAAGACCACTTGTATTCTTATCAATAGAATCTACTTTAGCTTCAACAGCCAATAGACGCTCATAGATTTGCTCATGGCTTACATCGTTCATGGTGCATCAGGCCAAGTAATAGTCCAAGGAAATCCCTCTTGCGTAGGAACATCCCTTAATGCTTGGCAGTAGTCTTTCCACTCTTGAGATGGTGTCATATCGCTGCGAAATCTCCAATCAGTCTCAGACAACTTAGTATCCCTTGAACTGCGAACACTCTTAGCTTGTTCAGCATCCTTCATAGCCTTGTAAGCCACTTCTTGTTCAGCAGCAGTAGTAGTTACACCATCTACCACTTGGTCAATGAAGACAGGGCCAAGCACATACTTTGTGTACCACTTGCCATCAATCTGCTCAACACCAGAGGCTTGAGAGTATTGGTAAACAGTTCCTCCAGATGCCTGTGGGCCTTCAAAGACTACATCAGCACCCAAAGCTGTTAAGACTTCAGTTGTTGTTGTTTCCCATGTAGGGCCACCATTGGCTTGTTGGTATGAACGAAACTCTGCTTCGTACATGACTTGTCCTGTTGATTTAATTCGTACTTGCATATAAGTCCTTTAAGCTAATTCTGGTAAAGAAAAGCCAAATTTGTTGTATCTGGCTCTCCACTCTACTGTTGGTTTTGGTATGCCTAACGCCTCAGAAGCCGCTTTAGCAGTAACAAAATATCCTTGTGGCGTATTAACACCTCGTTGTTTATAGTGGTTTGCACCACCAATCTTTGCACTCATCTTAGCCTTAACCTCTGGTCTATGCATTGGGTTTTTCTCGCCAACAGACCAAGGATGTGGTTTGCCAGAATTAGATTTAGAAATCTTATCCCTAACCTCTTGTGGGACAGGCTTACCAAGATTCCCTGCTCTTACATTTTCACGACCAGTACCAATAAATACATTGCCAACCTCATAAGAACCTAAGTCGCCAAATCTGCACATACAGAATTTATCAGCACCACGGCCTCGTTCTTCTAATTTGCCAGAGTCATTCCAAACTTGCAACCATTCCTCATAGGTTAACAAAAATGGAATACCTCTATCAGTTGCATTTCTTTGTTGCATTTTGTATTTACCAATCAATGTTGACCGATTTCTTTTTGCATTTGCATTTCTTGTTGGCTTCAAACATTCTCTGCAAACCTTTCGATACAACCCATTGTCCTTTCTAAATTCAAACGCTAACAACTCTTTTTCAATTCCACATTTCTTACAAGTCTGCATGGCAACTCCTTTGTTAAGTTATTGCCAATTATACCATAGTCTACGCCACCGCTAAAAAGATGAACGACCCACCACTTGCATTGATTGCGGCTGGCGCAGTTGAGCTAATCTCAAACCCTGCGCTGTATGTGTCAACATAATCTGTGCTTGTATTTTCAGCAGGGGCATAAGCATTTAATAGCAAGTAAGGGTCATTACCACTCACAATGCCTCGTGCTGAGTCCCAGACATACCAGTCACCAGTTGAGTCTGTACGCTTGATGAGGACAAACCTTGCACCACTTGTAAATCCACAGTTGATTGTTTGCGTTGCGCCTGTTCCTGTGTAGCTTCCTACTTTAGAAACGCCTGCGCAGGTTGCAAATAGGTAGGCGACATAAGTGCTAGCGCCTGCGTTGACCATTCCATTTGAGCCAACCGTAAATACAGATGCAGTTGGTGTTGTGTTGTTCCATACAACACTTTGAACAATAAATGCTCCACTAGTGTTTAACCGCAAAGAGCCTGTGTTACCAGTTGCGGCAGTATAGACACCCCAATCTTCAGCGCCACTTCGCCTTTTCACAATCATCATCTCAGGAACTACGCCAAGATTGTGAGTAATTGTTCGACTAGAGGCATTGTCCCCTGTATAGCAAACCTCATCAAAAAACGATGGAGCACGTTTAAAATAGTGGTGAATTAGTGGGTCTGAAATAACATTGAAATACGCATTTGCAGTAGTTCCAACACTAATACCATCCATTCCAAATGCAGTAACATCTTGTGTTGAAGAAGAAGCACCAACTTCTGCGGCTGTTACGGCTGTATTTAAATATTGGCTTCTTCCTCTTAGTTTATCAACCCAAAAATATCTACAGTCATCTCCTGTATTAGCACCTGTTCTATCTGCGCCTAATACTAAGTCTGGTGCAAAACCAACACCAGTAATAGTAGCCGCAGTTCCAGTTCCAGTTCTAGTAATACTGTTAAACACACTCGTCCCACTCGTAGGAACTTTCATCGGGCCTCTACGAATGGCTATGTAGATATGGTCTGTGGATGTGCCTCCGTTATATGCAAAACCTGTAGCGTTAAAACTTTTGCCAGTCTGCGTTACTTCTTCGTCTGACAAGTTAGGCCGTAGCAAAG